CATTGTGTTATTTGCGCTGGAACTATAATCGGTGGTTCCTGTGATATTGGCAATAAAGTATTCATTGGTCTTAATGTTACGATAAAGGACCATATCAAAATAGGCAATAATGCAACAATTGGAAGTGGTGCCAATATCGTTCATGATGTTCCCAATGGCGTTACAGTAGTATCAGATAACAAGGCTCGAATACTGGAATGATTGACGGTATTGGCAAAGTAGCATTAGGCTATTCTTATTTTAATTGCGTTGAAGAGATAGAAAGAGGATTAGATCCAATATACAAACAATTCGATAAAATATACTGTATAGATGGTAGATACATAAACTTTGAAGATAAACTTGGCAGGGATTATTCAGAAGATGGTTCGACTGAACTTTTACACAAGTATCCGAACACAGTATTTGATAAAGTTAAACCATCATTTCAAACCGATAAAAGGCAGCGATATCTAGATTTAGCAGGAGAGGATAAGATGGATTATCTTGTTGTGTGGGATTCAGATGATATAATTTATCCAGATCCAAAATATCAGAACTGGAAGAAGTTCTGGAAACAACTCAAAATGTATTCTGAAAGATTCCCTGATTACAGACTATTCAAAATGAAATGCTGGATTCCAAGTGTAAAAGAATGGAGACGAGCCTATAACGTAGTAGATGAAAACGTCTGGAACCCCTACATTAGAATTCATAAAGATCCTGGCAACATGCGTTATTGTATGTATTGCCATTACTGGTGGTGCCCAAAAGATGCGACTGATGAAGATATTATCCTACAAAAGAAGGGAATGTATATTGCTGATCAAACTATTGACGGAGTTAGATTCACTACTAATTCTGCTCTAAGAGGAGAAGCCAAACTATTCATCAGAGATAGATGGGCTTGGAACAATGATTGTGAAGAGAAAAGGCGCTCTTATGTTAAATCAATGTCTCTAAAATACTGGGATGATAAAGATAAACCAGAGTGGATGAATACAGAGTTAGATGGATACTGGCGTTATGATGATGTAGGCAGACCAACAACTCTGATATGCTATGAGGATGGAACAATGCCTAAGAAAACAGTTTATTATAATAAACCTAGTTCCAGTGGAAAATAAGGTACTAAAGGTTCCTAATCCCTATATACTTGGGTGCTGTAGTTATAGTGTCGAAAAAGCAAAAACAGAAGATACAGAACTGGGTTGCAGATCGGTAAAACGGCCATCAAACAAGGCAAATGGTTGCAGTGTCACCGACATTAGGCAAACGGGGAAACTTGGGTTTTGAGAGTTTCGGCAAAATCTTATGGCAGATCCGAGCCACAGAATACCTCTGTCTAAATGACGGTTGTTGGGAAGGCATTCCCATAGGCGCAGGTTCCAAGACCTCGGACTTATATTAATTACTAATTACTTCCTTATTCTAAACAAACAATAATTTACTTAATGACTCATATTTCAGATACTACGGAATGCCGCAGATTAGCAAGAAACGTAGTTACAGCAGATTTTAATGATACTCAAATTCAATCCTTCCAAGACAAGGAGTATTCTCTTATTGCAACATTAACAGATAAAGATGATTGGGATTCTGATGATAGAGAATATGGTGCTTTACAATTAATTGAAACTAGATTAGTAGCAGCCGATATCATACAGCATTATGGAGACGTGGAAACTATCCCAATCTGGCAAGCAATGAAACAAGATGCAATGGATATGCTGGTAGGTGAAGGTGGCATAATTGAAAACATGGATACTGAAACATCAGAGACAGACTTTCTAATTGAAAGAACAGATTTCAAAGGATGGGGTAAAAATACAGCAAATGAACCACCAAATAGACTAGGCCCAAGTGCAACGGATACTGAATCATTCTAATGTCTACTTGGGGTGTTCCCGAACTAAATGGCGCAGACTTCAACTATGATTTTGAAGATACCATTATAAATTATATTTATAGTAAGTGGACTGAAACAGATCCAGCAAGAGGTTCACAGATGCAAACAGACTACGAGAGTGAACCTGATACCATATCATTTAAGCCAGGATTTCCAGATTATTTCAGGCCTTATGAATGCGCTATTGTGCAGACAAGAACAGAACCGCTAGAGAAAATAAATGGTAAATGGACCTTTTCAACTGGATTAGATATCATGCTTCGTATGAAAAGAATAGAACGAGATGCAATTGATGTAGATCCACAACTAGAAAACATGGAGCAAGAAATACAGCGAATAGTAGAAGATTATGTTCCCAATGAAATACAGGGAATAATGGATCTAATTTATGATGATAATGTTTCTGCCGAGAGGGTGTATAACGCTAGAGATACATGGGCTAAAGCAGACTGGCGCTCAATAGTACATATCAAAGTGTTCTATGAAAAAGAAGATTCATCTTAGTCTATTATCATCATATTTTCAGCAATAGGTACAAGCCTCTTCATCATGATTGCAGGTATAACTATCCTTTTGTACAAAATCATAAGTCTTGAAAAACTTACATTTCATTGAATCCAATTCCCACAATTATTGCATAGTATATTAGGAGTGTAACCTTCCCCATCATCATAAGATTTTAAATCATCTGAACCACATTCAGGACAAATCATTTACTTATCCTTTTTTCCATGCATTTCCCTGACATGAATCTCTATATCCTGCACACTTAGATTATTAATTTCACAATAAGGACACTTCATTTACTTTTATCCTCTTTTTCAAGTAAAATTCGTAATCTTTTTCTAATTCATCCAAATCCTCTTTTGTTGATTTAGATTGTGCATACTTCAGAAATGCTTTCCAATCATCATAGTCTAATATCATACTTCCTAAGTATATTTGCTAACTTAAAAGTTTTATATTGTCATTAGAAGGTGGGCGCTTCATATGTTATATGCACGAATACGAAACCTATGATGTTAAAAAATGGGACAAACACTGCTTTGAGAAAAACCATACATTAAGTGTAAATCAACAATGTAAGAAATGTGGTGAATGGAATGCAATACCAGATTATCCTATTCCTGAGCGATTTGTAGAAAGAAGCCATTCCAATAAAGAAGAAGATAAAGATGTTATAGTTCTAAAATGTCCTAAATGCGGATAAAGTTTTAATGAGATTTAATACTTCGGGCGGTTTCGTTACAGCAATAGTTAATAAAAAGGATGGGGAAAGTTCCTATTCAAGTCATTTTCAAAAGAATCTTTTAACCAACAATGGGCGAGATTTATTTCATCAACAGTGTTATACTAATACATCTAACGGTACTCGTGGCGCTGGATATGTTGCCTTGACTACAGATACAGCCGCAGCATCAGCATCAGATACTTCACTGGCTCAAGAACTAGCATCTAACGGTTTTAGTAGAGCAGATGCAACGACCAAAAGCCATACTAACGGTACTAATAGTAGCACAATAGAACATACGTTTACAAGTTCTGGAACGGTCTCAAATATCCATAAGAGCGGAACCTTTAACAATGCTTCTTCTACAACTTTATGTCACGAAGCAGTATTTGGAACAGATGCTTCTTTGATTTCTGGAGATACTCTTAAAGTTACATGGACTTTAAACCTGGGTTAAAATATGAATGACTCAGTGGACTCCCGACACATGCGCTAATCCTCCCTGTATATTTCAATATACTGACGACGGTAACGCAACTTTAACAAATACTGTTAGAAAATGTTCTAGACATTCTGCACAATCAGATAGCGCAGCCTACACCAATGTTAAGGAAGAAAACCAACGTAAGAATATCAGTTATCAATTTGTACTTGATAATTCACCGACTACAGCATTATTTGATACTCAACCAGATGGTACTAAAACTCTTAAAAATGGTATAACCTTTTCATGGTCATGGAGTGGAACGCCACCAAATACAGTTTTAACTATAACTTATACTGGTATTAGTTTAACTACTACTCAAAAGAATACTATCCAGTCAGCCCTTAACACTCGATTTGGTAGTGGTAAGGTGTTGATTGCTTAATGGCAAAGACTATTTTAATGGCGGGTAATGCCAATGGAGGATCTACAACCACAGCAAATACAGATGGATTTTGGAATCTATCTGGATTAGTAGGAATAGACAATACCACTGAAGCAAATAAAGAGATCAAGATTCAACAGGCCGGCACAATATCTAACCTTTATGCAGTTGTGGCTACTAACAGCATCGCATCGGCAAATACTACAATCATAACAAGAAAGAATGCTGGTAACGGTGGACAGACTCTAACTATCGGCTCAAGTGCTACTGGTGAATTTGAAGATACTACAAACACCGATTCAATAAGTGCAGCCGATAGAATATGTGCAAAATTTCATCCTGGCGCAGCAAGTGGCACACTAAATATTAGGCAAATATCTGTTTTATTTAACGCTACTACAGATACGGTTAGCGTACTATCATGTGATGGTCCAGTAAGTTTCACAACAGCATCTACTACTTGGTTCACGGTAATAGAAGGATATATTGCTAATCCACCACCCACTACAGAAACGTTTGCTAAATGTAGAATAAGAAAAACATTTACCGCTAAAAAACTGGGCGCTTATGTTTCATCAAACAGGGCGACCAATACAACCATTAGAACAAGAAAGAATGGTGCTAATGGTGGACAAACCATCACTGTCACTGGCGGTGGCGCTAGTGGATGGTATGAAGATACTAGCGGAACAGACTCATTAGCAGCAGGTGACGATTTTAATTACTCAATAGTAACAGGCACTGGAGCCGATACTCTGACTATCCAGAGGATCAAATGCGAGTACAATTCTACAGGTGGCGATGGTCTTTCCACTGGTGGCCGAAGCACAGGAACAGCAATAAATGATAATACCACTGGTTTTAGTCCTCTTGGTGGAATTGTTGATTTTAGCAATACTTCCGAATCAGTATCGCAGGGAAAAGCAAGAGTAGCATTCACATATTCTAATTTGGAAGTGATGGTATCACAGAACGATGTCACCAGTGCAAGTACGTTAGATTTAAGAAAGGGTGCCGCAAGTCAGGCAGTAACCGTATCAATAACAGGAAGTGGTACAGGACTTTTTGAAGATACCACGCACAGTTATGCAGGTGCTACAGGAGATGAAATGAATTTTAGACTAGTTGTACCATCGGTTAGTGGTACCCATACAGTCACAGTGACATCAGCAACAATACATACTGCCGCCGCTAATGATTATACAGTAGCATTAAGTACTGAAACAGTTAGCATATCAGATTCTATTTCAAGATTACTAGCGGCAACAAGAGTAAATACAGAAACAACAAACTCGACAGAATCACTTGCAAGAATGATAGCAGCAAACAGAGCGTTATCGACTGAGACTACAACCATATCCGAATCACTGGCAAGAAGTAAAGGGCAAACTAGAACAATGGGCACAGAAACAGTTTCTAGTTCTGAATCTCTTAACAGGATGACAGCGGCAACCAGAGCACTACCAGAGACAACTTCAATATCAGAAACATTGGCAAGGATGCTAGCGGCTAATCGTGCATTAGGCACAGAATCAACAACAGTATCAGATTCAATTGCAAGAGTTAAAGGTGTAATAAGAGCACTTGCAACTGAAACTGTAACTATAGCAGAAGACTTGCAGAGAATGCTTGCAGCCAATCGTGCATTATCTACAGAGACTACAACGATAAGCGATAGTATAGCAAGACTATTAGCAGCAACTAGAACCTTATCAGATACCACCGCAATATCTGATTCACTAAATAGATTAGTAGGATTTGTTAGAACACTATCAGATACTACCGCAATTAGTGATTCAATAATAAGAATGCTAGCCGCTACTAGGACATTGAGCGATACTACAGTAATTAGTGATTCACTGGCTAGAATGAAGGCAGCAACTCGAACATTAGTAGAAAATGTATCTATTGGTGAAACTCTTGCTAGAATGCTTGCTGCTATTCGTACATTATCGGATACCACAACAATATCAGATGTATTAGATTATGTTAAATCTGGCGGCGGTACTTTTGTAAGAACGCTAACAGAAACTGTTAACATATCAGACTCAATAACCAGAATGTTCACAGGCTCAAGAACTCTAAATGAGAATGTAACTGTAAGCGATTCATTAGCAAGAATGCTAGGCTTAACACGTCTACTATCTGATTCTACCACAATATCAGATTCAATTAATAGAGTTTATGGCGCAGTTAGAACATTAACTGATAATACAGTAATAAGTGATAGTCTAGTAAAAGTCAAGGCAGTATTCAAGACTTTAACTGAAAACGTTAGTATTTCAGATTCGGTACAAAGGCTTTTCAATGGAACACGTCAATTAGTAGATACTACAACAATAACAGATTCATTAGCAAAACTATTAACAAGACTCTCACCACCAACACAACTAAAGAAATTAAAAGATTTCATAATTGCCAAATATACCCTTAGTGGAGTTGATCCATCCCTATGAGTTTCTTTAATATCAGGGCTGGATTACGTGACTTTTTCAGACCATATAGCGCTGTAATATTACCAACTAGAACTACTGTTACTAGGTTAACAAATTACAAAGGAATGTGGAATGTATGGGCTGAATATGAAATATATGTTTCAAGTAGAAGATTAGAACGTGATAACGTAGACCTACAACTAGGTAATATAGAACGAGAAATAATGAAAGAAATGTGCCAGTATAAACCAGGACAAATTGAAGGTATAGAAGAAATCCAATATGGTGGCTACGAACGAATATATGATTCTCAGAATTGGGCCAAATCTAACTGGTCATCTAAAACTTTCATAAGATGTAGATTTTATCATAACAATAGTTCCTAAGTTAATAAAATTTAGAATATTATTAATGGTATGGAAGAAGGTTATTAATGCCGATAGTGGTGATGCTGACCACCACGGAGGCGACTCACTTGATAAGGTTTCAGATTTATTTTCAGCCGTAGATGTTGATGATGTAGATATTAATTCTGATTGGTGGTATAGAAGTGGAAAACTTAACATTTGGAATCCAGCACATACATTTGCATATAATGTAGTTGGAGCAGCACTAGCAGCAACTAGGACATTAAATTTACCTTTATTAACTGGAACTGATACAGTAGCAGTAACAGACCTAGCACAAACCTTAAAGAATAAAACTCTAGATTCTACTAATGTTATTAGTTCTAGCGCTTCATTGCCTTCAGACACTGTAAGAACAAGTCGGGAGAATACATATGACGCTGCATATAATCAGATATTTCACAGTGGTAGACTGCATCTGCTCACTCCCGATAATAATGGTAAGTATTGGATTCATGGCCAAAACCTAGATGGTGAATATGATCTGGTTCTTCCACTTATAACCGATACTGTCACTTATACAGAGTATCTAGTAGGAATAAAAGCAACACAAACATTATCAAATAAAGTTCTTGATGCAACCTGTGATGTTTCCGATGCAATAGGATCATCTTCAGGAACTGGTATTGGTACACAATCAGGAGCAACAGTTGATATTAATACTACAAGTGCAGAAACAGATTTACTAAATTATACAGTAGTAGGAAGTGATATGTGCCCTAATGGTTCAGCAGTATTTTTGATAAGTGGTTATCTACTTCAGAATCAAGCAACAGGAACAACATATACATTTGCAGTAAAGTTTGGCGGAACTACAATGTGGGCCGATGTCAGTCCAACAATAGCACAATCAGCGACTAAGATTCCATTTAGAATACAAGGTGAAGTATTTAATAAAAATGCAACAAATGCGCAGGGACTATCAGGTATGATAAGAGTTAATGATACTACAGCAGCAACTACAGGTTTAGGTGATATATCAAGTGATACTAATACATCGCCACCAGCATTTTCAGGTAACTTTGATTCAGAAGGTGCAGACACTACAAAAGATACAACTATTGATCAGGTTTTACAAGTAACCGTTACTATGTCAGTTTCTAACAGTGCAACACATACGGTAGTCAAACATAAACAAGTAGAAGTGAAGAACGCATCTTGACACTGGATCAGTTTGGTATAACGGAGTTATATCCAACAACAGGTGGGGGTCTTGAATGGTTCTCTAACTGGCAGTCAGGTGTAGGCGGTCCTAGATATATTGCAAGTGATAATTATGATGCAACAGATGCTGATTTCGGTGCCTTAGTAGGACAGACATATAGTGGAAAACTATTAGTACGTTGTGGTGAATGTAGGATAAAAGAACTCGGAGAATACAGACTCTTTGTTGATGGTCCCTGGACTAATACTGAAATGACAATATTTGTTAAAGTGAAAGATACTACTACAAGCAGCATCCAACTTAGAAGTAGAAGCAATCATTTTGGAGTAGGACTAGAACCATATTCTGCAACCAATTTATTTGTTAATCCTAATCCTCAAGGAGTACCAGATTACATGAGTTGTGGTTTTGGAAACTATTTTATAAGATGGGGTCAGGGCAACCCAATAAATTTTACAGATGCAGGAATTGAAATAATCCACGAACTTTATAAAACTGGTTTAGCATCAACAAGTTTTACCATGACAAATGACGTATGGATAGGATACAAACAAGTTACTAGAACACTGGCAAACGGTCATGTAAAAGTAGAAGGTTATAACAATATGAATGCAGATAAGACTACATGGACACTTACAACAGAATATGATTTTGATGGTAGTAATGCAGCGGTAGATGCAAGTACATTATCATTCTGGAATTCATTCACAACATATTGTACTGGTAGGGGTGATAATCTATGCCCTGATGTTAATAATCATCAACTATTTACAAATCAAGGCAAATGGTGTTTTATTCGTATCAACACAGCAAGTAAAATAGATTTGAAATATTTTTCAGTTAGAGAAATAGTGCCCTTCTAGGATTAATACTTCCTTAGTTAATAAAAATGACATTTTAAGTAAATGGGCAACGTACCGATGAAGAAGGTTGTCAATAGTGATCCAGGAGATTCGGACCACGTCGGCGGAATTACTGAAAAGTAAACGCAAACGACTGGGATGATTTAGTAGATTACCTGAATAATGTTGACAAGACTGGACCAGTTAAAGTAAATACTCGTACATATTTTCGAAGTGGTAAAAAGGAGTTAAGGAATCCAGCAGATACAGCAAGTTACATAGAAGTAGCAAGTGCAATATCAGCAAATAGAAATGTAACAGAACCTTTACTTACAGGTGATGATACTAGAGTTTATCAGGCACATACACAAACACTATCTAACAAAACTCTAGATGGAACATGCACGGTAGCAGCAGCAGCGAACGCAAAACCATTTCATACACTTTTAGTTAAATCAGGTTCTATTTATAGTGCAATTAAACATGATGGAACAGTTTTGAGTTCTAGCACTACTGCTGAAACAGTTATCGCAGCAGCACTAACAGAAAAAGGTACTATATGTTTTGCAGATCAGGGCGTAGATTGGTCACTATCAGGTTCATTTACAGGATTTACATTAACAACACAAACAAAGATAATATCTCAAGGTTTACTTACAGGAACTAGAATAGTTGTACCTAATGGATTCTCAGGAGTATGTTTTAAAATAAATGGCCAATGTGGTGACGGTGTAGGAATAAGAGGTTTATCATTAGAAGAAGCAGGAACACCCGCTAAATTATGGACAGGAATAAAGTTTGAAATGGCAGGAACAGATAATATTTCACAATGTGTATTCTCTGATATTGTAATATATCACGCTAATATTGGAATAGAATTAGAGACATCTTCTGCTGGTGCATTTATTGAATCTAGTCACTTTAAAGATATTGAATTATTCAGTTGTAATATCAGTATGTTATTTGACCAGCAATCAGGTAATATTCACAGAAATACATTTACCAATGTCACAGCACAGATGAATAGTCTTTCAAGTTGCACTAATGGATTCAAGGATGTTGACGGAACAGAAAACACATTTGTAAGTTGTATGTGTTGGGATCCAACAACTGCAAATTCAGAAATGAATATCAAAAGTACGGCAGTCAAAACTTTGATAATTGGTGGAAGATTAACAGGAGATACAGGAACTTTTGTTAATCAAAGTAGTTCAACACTTATTATAGATAAAAATAGAAAACATAGTGCTGGAACCAATGTAATACAAAGTCCAGATTTAACAAAGGGTGGACAGTGGGGAGCAGCAGGACAAACAACAGCAGACGGATTCCTAAATGGAAACCTTGCAAACATTGCTGTTGGTACTGCTACAGATGCAAGGCAAGCAGATTCAGGTGGATTTTATTGGTTATACAGTACAGGAGCAACAGTTAACTCAATAGCAGGAAACAGAATGAATCAAACTTATTTCAGACGTGTTCTTAATCCATATTTTAAAACGAATTTCTTTGTAAGCAGTAATGCAAACGTTAGGGTATTTGCAGGATTGGTATCAGATTCAGCAGCACCAACAAGCGCAGCAGATCCACTTAACGGAAAATCAGGAATAGCATTATGGTTTGATTCAGCAGTAAACGCTAATTGGAGAATATTACATAATGATGGAACTGGCGCATCAGTGTCAGATGATACAGGAGTGGCCGTAGTTGCATCAACATTCTATCCTGTAGAGATATATGGACATGGAGATAGCAAATTTAGATTCATATTCAATGGAGTTAGTACAGATGTAAGTACAGAAATTCCAGCATCTACTACAGCACTTGCATACTGGTTATACATAGAAAATACAACTGGAACATCAAAATCACTCAGTGCATATTATGTGATATTGAGAACCGAGAAATGATAGGTAATGGTAGATTATTTCCAATTAATACAGTACGCTTCAATTATAGTACTGATAGTTGGCGGATATTTTACCATTAAAGATCAAGTAAAAAGGTGGAAGAGAGATGCCAGACAAGATATGATTAGTACTATTAGAACGGAATTAGAACCCATTCAAGTAGCAGTTACTAAAGACAAGGAAAGCATCTTAAGTTCCCTTAACAACAAAGAACAAAGTATTAATGATTTGTGGAAAGATTTGGAAATTATGGAAGATCATTTGAATAAATTACAAGTGCAAGTAGCAGAGCATAAAGGCGCAATAGAGATTCAAACACCTCTAATCCTAGAAATTAGAAATCAGATAGATCAGTTAAGAGCAAAATTAGAAACTATACAATCAGGGTTGAATATTAGATAATGACAGGTATAAATGGTTCAGCACCTAAAATTAATTTAGGCCTATCAACAGGTGTAATTGCATTACTGGTATTCGGGATTATAGTTGGTGGATTGTTTATACAAGAAACTAAAAAACAATCTGAAGAAAATGGTGCATATGTTCTAAAGGTAGATAAGAAGGTTAATGAATTTATAAAAAACTGGGAAAGTCGTATAAAAGTTAGTAATCAGGTAAACAATGCAAGTCAAGCAAGAGATTATCAAATATTACAAACACAGTTATCAAATGAGAAAAACATATTGGGCAATCTAACAGCACATAGGCACGTAGCAAATTATACCAGAGATATTACATTCAAAATACTTAATCAATCATTAGAACAAGAAAAACAATTAATAGATTTACAAAACAAAACAGATACATTAACTGGTTCTACATATGCAAAACTAGCAGACATGAGAGTTAAAAGTATAATAGGCAATATATCAAAAGAGCATGAACAAATAGAACAACAACATAATCAAATAATAAAATATCTGGGAAATCTAACAAATGTACGGTAGTACTATAAAACGCAGAAGAAATAAAAGAAAGCGTAAGTAGTTCCATTATAAATAATTTCAATATTTTCCAATAATGATATATGGAATTCTCTTCCTTGTGTTGATACTTATAATTACTTTAGGTGCAGTGTTAATTGCATTCTATTTACTCCCAGCACACGGACAAACAGTAGCACCACCTTCAGGAGGTACCCCACCAGCAAGTGGAACACCACCAGCGCCAGTATCACCGACAGTGACTAATGTACCAACACCAACAGCACCAAGTCCTAATCTACAATATTTGCCACAAAAAGCATATGTACAAAGTTTTGCACCTGAACAGGGAGTACCAGCGAATTCAATTCCATTACAGGCAGTTCCACCAGTAGTAGCACCTTCACCATATCAACAGCAATCAAACAGTGGTTTTGATATAGGTTCTATAATGTCAATGGTAATAGCGGGAGGTTCAGGACTATTGGCAAAGATGGGATTTGATAGAGCAAAAACAGCACAGAATACAAGTCAAGCAAATGCAGAAACCAATGTTAAACAAGCAACTATTCAACAAAAAACACTAGAACAGGTATATGAGAACATGGGAGATAAAGGAGCAAGTATCACCAATAAACCAGAAATTAAACTAGAAGAAGTGGCAAAAGTAAAAGATGAAGCATTGAAAACAGCATCAAAGGCTTAGAAATTCTAACCCACAAAAACTAATACTTCCTTATTTCAACATTCAAGAATCAAGGTTAACAATGGAAACAATATTACTAGTACCAGTTTTGGTATTATCAGCAGCAGGAGCATTCTCGGCCTTCATGGGATGGCTAAAAAGCGGTGAAGCATTTGAAGCAAAGAAATTTGTTTTGGGTGTAGTTACTGGTGTTTTAGGTGGCATTGCGGTAACAATCGCTAATGCAGCAGGATTACAAGCAGCAGTAAACGAAACGACTTATTGGACACTCATAGGCACATTCGCATTAGGCATCATAGGAATCGACAACTTGAGAACTGCAATCAGTGGCGCAGTAGCAAATCGTGCAGTAGAAGAACAAGTCAAAGCAGAGGTCAAATAAAAACAAAATGTACAGAGAAGGACTTTTAATCCTCTCTATTATTTTAATAATAATAGGAGCGGTTATTGGATTTGTACCATATGTCCCTGATGTACTGGCAAGCGTAATATTCTGGGTAGGAATAATCTTATTCATTATCTGGATAGTACTGTTCGCTATAGTAACAATCAAATCAGGCGCATGAGCGAATACCCAACACATAATTGTGGTAAAGTACTAGATTTTTGTACTTTCCACGACACCAAAATTTATTTTTGTATTTTCTGTAAGAAAATTATATCTGCTAAAAAGGAAGAGCCAGATATTCAAATATCGGTTTACATAGAAGATGACCAGAGATCATATGAACGTGATGATGAAACAATTGAAGATTTAATTTAATTCAATAATAATATTCTTTTCTAGTTTTTTGTACCGGTATGCGTGAGTGGCTATAAAGCGTATAGGAATATACCAGAT